ACACAATACAACGAGGCATTCGTTCTAGTTGAGATGAATGCCAGTGAACAAGTTCCTTATATTTTACACAGTGAACTTGAATACGAAAATATTTTATTCGTTAGCAGAACCACAGGCATGCAAACTGTATCAGGTGGTTTTGGTAGCGGTAAAACTCAACTTGGTGTTATGACTGATAAACGTGTTAAACGTATTGGATGTCATAACTTTAAATCATTATTGGAAGAACATAAACTATTAGTTCCAGATGCTGATATAATTTCAGAGATCTCTACATTTATTGAGACTAAGGGAAGCTATGCTGCAGATGATGGATACCATGATGACTTGGTCATGACATTGGTACTGTTTTCTTGGTTAACAACTAACCCGTATTTCAAAGACCTAAATAATGTAAACCTCAGAGAAATAATGTATAAGCAAAGAATTGAAGCTATTGAGCAGGAACTAACTCCATTCGGTTTTATGGATGATGGACACAGTGAGGAGAAACCACCCCTGAACTTCTGAAAGTTTGGGTTTCATAAATAAATTAGTAGGTTGTGCTCCTCGAGCAAAACTAAATTAAACAATGTAATAGGAGAATTACAATGCCTTTTCAACTTAGTCCAGGTGTTTCAGTCGTAGAAAAAGACTTTACATCTATTATTCCTTCTGTAGCTACTTCTGCTGGTGCAATGGCTGGCGCATTCCAATGGGGACCAGTTTTGGATCCTGTTCGTGTGTCATCTGAAAATGAACTAGTCCGTCGTTTCGGCAAACCTGCTGATGCTAATGCTAATGCTCAGTCTTTCTTTACTGCTGCCAATTTCTTATCATACAGTAATAATCTTTTAGTGTGTCGTGGAGATGCCACAGCAGCACGTAATGCTGTCACTACAGTTTCTGGTAGTGTTGCAACAACAACAATTACTGGTGGTACTGCTTATAGTACACCACCAACATTAGTATTCTCTGCACCTCAGGTTAGTGGCGGGATTACAGCGACTGGTACGGCTACGGTTTCTGGTGGTATTATTACTGCAGTAACTATCACTGCTGCAGGTACTGGTTATACATCAGCACCAACTGTTACAGTTAGTGGCGGTGGTGGATCTGGTGGTGCTGTTACAACAACTATCACTACTGGTGGTGTTAAAATCAATAATCAAAATTCTTATACAACTACTTACGCTAATGGACAGGGTGTTGTTGGTGAATTTGCTGCCAAGTATCCAGGTGCTTTAGGTAACTCATTAAAAGTTTCTATGGCAGATTCAGCATCATTCGCAGCATGGGCTTATAAAGCAGAATTTGATAGTACTCCAGGAACTTCTTCATCTGCTGCTGCAGTTGGTGGTTCTGCCGATGAATTACACATTATCGTTATTGACGAAGATGGTTTGTGGACTGGTGTTCAAGGTGCTATCTTAGAAAAGTTCTCTTTCGTTTCTAAAGCGTCTGATGCTAAAAGAGCAGATGGTTCTAACAACTACTACAAAGATGTATTAAACAATACTTCTGAATATATCTGGTGGATGGATCATACTAGTGTTGGTTCAAACTGGGGTACTAGTTCTTCTGCCAAAACATTCAGTGCTTTGTCTACTGCGCTTACCGTTTCTTTAGTTGGTGGTGTTGATTCATTGACGCTAACTGCTGGTGAACAACAATCTGCATATGCAATGTATGTTGATGACGCAACTTATGATATCGCTTTAATCATGATGGGTAAAGCAACTACAGCAACTACAACATACGTTATTGATACTGTGGCTGCAGTTCGTTTAGACTGTATCGTATTCGCTTCTCCAGAAGATACAACAACTGCTGAAGTTATTGTTGGCGCTGGCTCTGCTGCTACTACTGCTATTAACTTATATCGTGCTGGCTTGCCAAGCACTTCTTACGCTGTTCTTGACTCAGGTTACAAATATCAGTACGATCGTTATAACGACAAATATCGTTGGATTCCATTGAATGGTGACGTTGCTGGTACTTGTGCACGTACTGATTACACTAATGACCCATGGTTCTCTCCAGGTGGTCTAAATCGTGGTCAAATTAAGAACGTAGTTAAATTGGCACACAATCCATCTAAAACAGATCGTGATGTTCTTTATAAGGCTGGTGTTAACCCAGTTGTTACATTCCCAGGACAAGGTACAGTATTGTTCGGTGATAAGACTCTATTGGCTAAGCCTTCTGCATTCGATCGTATCAACGTGCGTCGCTTGTTTATCATTCTTGAAAAATCAATTGCAACTGCTGCTCGTTTCCAGTTGTTTGAATTCAACGATGGTTTCACTCGTGCACAGTTCAAGAATCTAGTTGAGCCATTCCTGCGTGATGTTCAAGGTCGCCGTGGTATTACTGATTTCGTCGTTAAATGCGATGAAACAAATAATCCAGGTTCTGTTATTGATGCCAACGAATTTGTTGCTGACATCTTCGTCAAACCAAATCGTTCTATCAACTACATTACTTTGAACTTTGTTGCGGCACGATCAAGCATTAACTTCAGCGAAGTTGGTGCCTAATGAATCGGTGGGGAGAAGAAATTCTCCCCTCTACAAAGAATAAATAGATAAGAACACAAGGAGATTTAAATGGCAAATATTGCTGATTTTAAAGCGCAGATGATTGGTGGCGGTGCTCGTCCAAATCAATTCTACGTTCAATTAACATTCCCATCATACGTAGGACTAGGTATCGTGGCAGGTCAACAAGCGCAATTTTTGTGCCGTTCTGCTCAGCTACCAGCTTCTGCTATTGAACCAATTCAAACATTGTATCGTGGTCGTCCAGTAAACTTTGCTGGTGAGCGCACGTTCCAACCTTGGACTGTGTCAATTTACAATGATGTTTCTTTCAACATCCGTAATGCTCTTGAAGTTTGGCAAAATGGTATTCAGAACTACAATACTACTCTTGGTCGTACTGTTCCTACTGATTATCAAGTTGACTTGCAAGTGTATCAATTAGATCGTTCTGGCGCTATCATTAAACAATATAAATTTGTTGATGCTATGCCAACTAATATTGGTGCAATTCAATTAGACTTTGATCAACAGAACCAAATTGAACAGTTTGACGTTGAGTTTACTTATAACTACTTCACTTCTAATACTACAACTAGTGGTAGTGCTATTGGTGTAAACGTATCAGTTAACACTCCAATTGGAACTTTCCCATTCCCTACCTAATTTAATAGGTTAGATATAAATTATGCAATTGTTTGGTTTTGAAATTCGTAAAAAAGACAATCAGCCAGGAGTGGGGAGCGTTGTTCCCCCTTCTTCTGATGATGGCTCCACCGTAGTTGCCAGTGCCAGTGCCTATTATGGCATGGTAATGGACATCGAAGGTGTAGTTAAAAATGAAAACGACCTCATTAGGCGATATCGTGAAGTTGCTCAGTATGCAGATACTGATATGGCAATTGAAGATATTATTAATGAGGCAGTCGTTTCTGATGATGGTGCTATTAAGATGAACCTTGATGCGGTTAAGTTATCTGAACCAATCAAGAAAAAGTTTCATGCTGAGTTTGATACTATACTACGTCTCTTAAAATTCAGAGAACGTGGACATGATATCTTCCGTCAATGGTATATTGATGGGCGTGTATACTATCATATTCTTATTGATGAAGGCAATATCAAACAAGGTATTGTTGAACTACGTCAGGTCGATCCACGTAAGATTCGACGCATTAAAAACGTAGAAAAAGCAAAAACACCTCAGGGTGTTGATGTTACAAAGATTATTGACGAATTTTATTTGTACAATGATAAAGGTATTACTGAGCAAACCACTCAGGGTGTGAAGATGACGTTAGATTCGATCATCTTTGCTCCATCTGGATTGCTTGATCCAAATACAGGCATGATGCTGTCTCATTTGCATAAAGCAATTAAGCCAGTTAATCAGCTTAAAATGATTGAAGATGCGGTAGTTATTTACCGCATTTCACGTGCACCAGAACGTAGAGTATTCTACATTGACGTTGGTAACCTTCCAAAGTTGAAGGCAGAACAATACGTTAATGACATCATGAATAAGTTCCGTAACAAAGTTGTATATGATGCAACTACTGGTGAGGTTCGTGACGATCGTAAACATCTATCCATGATGGAAGATTTCTGGATGCCACGTCGTGAGGGTGGTAAGGGTACTGAAATTACTACACTTCCAGGTGGACAAAATCTTGGTGATATCCAAGACATTCAATACTTCCAACAGAAGTTATATCAAGCATTGAACGTACCGCTGTCTCGTTTACAGCAACAACAAGGTTTTAGCCTTGGACGTTCTACTGAAATTACACGAGATGAGATTAAGTTTAGTAAATTTATTTCTCGTTTACGCAAGCGTTTTAATGGTTTATTCTACGAAGCACTGCGTGTTCAGTTAATTGCCAAAGGTATTATTCGCTCAGATGAGTGGGATGATCTTAAGCAACAGATTTCGTTTGAATATGATATTGACAATCACTTTAATGAATTAAAGAACAATGAAGTATTGATGCAGCGTATTCAAATGCTTCAGCAGATGGATCCTTACATTGGTAAGTACTACTCTGCTAAATGGGTTCGTAAAAATGTTCTCCATCAGTCTGATGAAGAAATGGACGATATGGATAAAGAAATGGAAACGGACTTGGAGGATCAAGTTCACAGAGCAGACTTTGATGGTACTGTTGCTGCTGTTACACAAACTGCACAGCAAAACTACCTACAACAAAATGCTCCATCAGAAGCGCAAGCTAATGAACTTCCAAATCCAAATTCAAATAATCAAAATAAATAAAGAGGTATATTATGACAGCTACTAAAAGTTTGATCGACGCAATTGCAAATAAAGACGCAACTGCCATTGAAGGTGCATTTAATGTTGCTATGGCAGAAAAGATTTCTGGAAAACTAGAGACAATGCGTCAAGAAGTTGCACAAAATATGTTTAATGCTACGCAAGAAGTAGCAGTTGCTACTGAAGAATAAATGTACTACGGTCAGTTTAAACAATCTCTAAATGGTTCTGATGTTCTTAGTAGCATCAGATCCTTTGGTCATCTTATTGAGATGCACAGAGATGGTTCTGTAACTATTGATCGTAAGTCATCAGAGTTTGAGAGTTTAGAAGAGGCGAGAAAATATATTAAAAGTAAAACTTTTTCTGAAAAACTAGAAGTAGAAATCTCACAAGAAATATACGAAGAGATATCTGAAATTCGAATCGCAAATATTATACGAGAACACCACAATATAAAAGTAACAGATACCTTAATTGAATCATATATCGATCTCGCTTCTTCTAAAATTTTTACATTGGATCCCGTTGTGCATGAGATCCGTAAACTAAACAAATTAGATGTTGTAGTTGAAAATAAACTACACTATCAACTAGATGACGAAAGTATTGTTGCAATTAATGAAGCTACTCTGCAAGTCCTAAATAATTTATTGCACAAACAAACAGATATTGTAGAGTACATGAGAGAGTCCAAAGAGAACTTCTTTTATGTAATCGAAAAAATAAAGGAATAAGAAATGGCTGTCACAAAGACCATCATTAAAAATATAAACCAAGAGACCATCGTTAAAGTTGGTGGTACTGCTGGATCTGCTACCATTAGTTTAGCAACTGATTGCTTAGCAACTACCCAAGCATTAGATGGTGGAACTCAAACTGTTGATATTACTTCAGTGCAAACTACAGGTTTGTTAAATTCAGCTATTACTATTGTTCGTAACTCAGTTCCTATCTTAGCCTTTGCTCCAGAAAATTCTGGACTCTTCGACTTTGAAGGTATGGGACACAGAGATCAAATTCAAAATACTCAAGATATTGTTGTAACAGTATCAGGTGCTGAGGCTCATATCTATATAACTCTACGTAAAATTGGTGGATATGTTTCTAAAGTTGAAAATGCTGTTTACGGTGCGTATGATGATCCAACTCGTGTTGGTGCTAGCACTACAGTTAGCGGTTCACCAGATAAGGTATAACTATGAAACTGATTAAAGAAGTAGTAGAATCTACAAAACTTGTTGTCGAGGAAAAACTCGGCAAAGGTAAAACATATTTTATTGAAGGTGTATTCCTTCAGTCTGAATTGCAAAACCGTAATGGACGTATGTATCCAGAGTCAATTATGGATAAAGAAGTTGGACGTTACTTGAAAGAGTCCGTAAAACAAAATCGTGCATATGGCGAACTCGGTCACCCAGATTCTCCATCAATCAACCTTGATCGTGTTTCACACTTGATCGTTGATCTTCGTAAAGAAGGTACGAACTATATTGGTAAGGCAAAAATTTTAGATACTCCAATGGGACAAATCGCCAAAGGTCTTTTAGATGGTGGCGCAAATCTTGGAGTTTCTAGCCGTGCACTTGGTTCTCTCAAAATGAATAATGAGGGTATCAATGTCGTTCAGGATGATTTCATGCTGTCTACCGCAGCTGATATCGTAGCCGACCCTTCCGCTCCCGATGCTTTTGTCCGTGGTATCATGGAAAGCAAAGAGTGGACATTTGTTGATGGAAAGTTCGTGGAAAAAAATATTGAGGAAGTTAAATCTTTTATTAAGAAAACTTCTTCCCGTAGTTTGGAGGAAGCAAAAATAATTGCTTTCCAACATTTCTTGAGTAAAATCAGATAAATAATAAATAATATTAGAACTTATCCAGTTAGGAGAAAACAGATGTCAATTGAACAAAAAATCGCTCAAATTCTTGCCGAGTCAAAAGCTGCACAGACTCAAGAAAAAGAGATCGTAGAAGAAGTTGTCGAAGAAGAAGCTGTCGCACCTGCGCCAGTAGTAGCTAATCCAGACAACGCAAAGAACAACGTGCAAGACGAGAAGGAAGCCGAAGGCGGTACTTCTAAGAAGCCGAATGTTGCCACCAAAGGTGCTGCTGCTCCAGAAGCAAGTAACATCGCTGGCATGAAAGAAGATATGGACGCACTTATGAATGGTGAGGGACTCTCTGAAGAGTTCCGTGCTAAGGCAACTACCATTTATGAAGCTGCTGTCATGGCACGTGTTAACAATGAAGTTGCACGTATCGAAGAAGAATTTAACACTATGTTGGATGAAGCAACAGAGCAAGTTAAAGAGGGTCTAGTTGAACAAGTTGATGGATACCTCGACTATGTAGTCGAGCAGTGGATTGCACAGAATGAAATTGCCCTTGAGCATGGTATGAAGTCTGAGATTCTCGAAGGTTTTGTATCTGGTCTAAAAGGATTATTCGAAGAACATTATATCGACATTCCAGAAGAGAAGTTTGATGTATTGGGTTCTTTAGAAGAACAAGTCGAACAACTCGAAGCTAAGCTAAACGAACAACTTGCTGCTAATGTTGAACTGAACAAAACTGTTGGTTCAATGAAGCGTTCTGAGATCGTTGCTGAAGCTGCTGAAGGTCTAACTGACACTGAAGTTGAGAAGTTTGCTGGTCTTGCTGAAGAATTGTCTTACGAAGATCAAGAATCTTTCAAGACAAAAGTACAAACTATCCGTGAAAATTACTTCACCACTAAAGCACAAGCAGATGTTAAGTCTGTCGTGACAGATACTCCAGTTGATTCATTGGTTGAAGAGAAGAAACTCAATCCAACTATGAATGCATATGTTAGTATGCTGAACCGTAAATAATTTAATCCACCTTAAAGGAAAACAAAATGACAATTCGTCAAGATTTAATCAAAAAATGGGCACCGATCCTCGAACATGAAGGTTCCGCTCCAATCAAAGATCAGTATCGTAAAGAAGTTACTGCTGTTCTATTAGAAAACCAAGAACGTGAAATTCGTCGTGGCCATGAAGCCATGGGCGAGTTGAACGAAGCAGCACCAGCTAACGCTGTTGGTTCTTATGGTGACACTGGCGGTTTCTCTAAGTTTGATCCAGTATTGATCAGCTTGGTTCGTCGTGCAATGCCACAACTTATTGCTTATGATGTTGCTGGCGTTCAGCCAATGACACAGCCAACTGGCTTGATCTTCGCAATGAAGTCACGTTACACTTCACAGGGCGGTACAGAAGCATTGTTCAACGAAGCTGATACAGACTTCGCTGGTACAGGCACTCATGCTGGTTCTAACCCAGTTACTGGTTCACCAACTACTGGTACTGGCTTGGCTACTTCTGATGCAGAACGTCTTGGCCAAGGTGGTCAGGGTGATGGTTCTTTCGGTCAAATGGCTTTCTCTATCGAAAAGCGTTCAGTTACTGCAAAGACTCGTGCTTTGAAGGCTGAATACTCTATCGAACTTGCACAAGACATGAAGTCTGTGCATGGTTTGGATGCTGAAGGCGAATTGAGCAACATTCTTTCTACTGAGATTCTTGCTGAAATCAATCGTGAAGTTATCCGTACAATCTATCGTTCAGCTAAAGTTGGTGCCCAAGTTGGTACTACTACTGCTGGTACTTTCGACTTGGACGTTGACTCTAATGGTCGTTGGTCTGTTGAAAAATTCAAAGGTCTAATGTTCCAAGTTGAACGTGAAGCTAATGCTATTGCTCAGCAAACTCGTCGTGGTCGTGGTAACTTCATCATCTGTTCTTCAGATGTTGCAAGTGCT